TTCTAGCTATGTTAAATGACACAAACTTAAATCAGTAATGTTTAAAGACAGCTTTAAAAAGAAAATAAAAGGAATTTTCAATAACTGGAGATTCGAAACGAGGGGCGTTCTAAGATATGACCAACCCCACCAGCCTTATTTTAGTTTTCGAATAATAACAACAGACTTCCTAAGCTTTAGAGATCAGAATCCTGAAAGACCTTTCTTATCTGCTTTTACTGAAAGAGAAAGAAAAGCATTGTGGAAAGAGCTAGAAATTAAACTAACTACTCCACCAGAAGCAGCGGTACCGTTTGTAAGAAAGGAAATATTTAAGGAGTTTAAAATTGACTAATATGTTTAAAGTAGTTCTTACTTACAACTACAAAACCGATGAGACAAAATTAAAGACCTCTAAGAACTGGGAAGGACTACCTAATATTCATCGACTTGATGCACTACAAGACGGCGAAGGGTTGGTTCAAGAACTATATGCTAAGACACTAAAAGAATTCGGCACGTGCAATAAAAAACAAAATGAAAATGCTAACTAAATTTTTAAAGAATTGGTTCTTACCGAAAAGGCAGCTAACTAGATTAACAAGAGATTATAAAAGTCTATGGGAGGCTCATAAGGACGTGCTTAATGCTAATGCAGAGCTAGAGAAGAAGACGAGTGACTCTAACAAATTTATTTAGTTTTATGAATGATGAAAATCTAATTCCATTTAATGAGCTAACCGAGAAGGAAGCCAGAATTTTAAGTAGAAGGGGTGGCATAGCTTCTGGCAAGTCTCGGAGAGCGTCTAAAACCCTTGCTCAACGCATTAAACTAGCTCTGACTATCTCAACTAATGAGAACTTAAGAGATTGCAAAGTTAGAATAAGAGAGCTGTGGCCAAATAGATCGTTGCCGGATAATAAGAAGCAGTTGAGAATTGTTTTAGCTCAATCGAGAACAATAAGAGATTGTGGAATTGATGTTTATAATGTTTTGAAAGTAGCTCAAGCTCCAGAAACTCAAGAGATAGCGTTAAAGGCTGCAAATATATTGTGGGATAGAGAAGAGGGTAAGCCGAATCAGACTTTAGATGTTAGTACAGAAGACAAACGCCAATTCTCGTCTATTAAGCTAGTAGATGGCGAGAAAGTAGTTGAATTAAAATAGTACATAAATATAATGATAAAACTATTTCTTAACAAACTTGAGCAACATGAAAACTTTGATATTATCAACTTTAATATTACTAATCAGCACTAGCGCAAATGCTTACAATCCAGTTCCTTATTCCAAAACAAGGTATGAAGGCAAGAGGGAATGTTTGTATTTTTATTCTGGTAAACAGAATGGCGGTGAAGATCTAGTTAGCGTTCAATGTTTCGATGCAACTTGAAGTCAGAAGTGAAAACTTCCTACCCCATCAATTTAAATTCTTACAGTCTCAAGCTAAGATAATTGCTTTGGTTAGCGGTTTTGGAGCTGGAAAAACCTATTGCTTCCTAAGAAAGACCCTAATTCATCATATTTACAACAGGCGAGCTGATGGAATTAGTAACGGCTGGATTATCTACCCTACCCTAGATCTAGCTAATGAGCTTTTTGTTGATGATTTTAAGCTGCTACTAGAGGATTTGGAAATTGAATATGATTGGAATGTTTCAAAGAATCGCTTTAAGACAGCTTATGGCAATATTAGAATCTACACACTAGAACAACCAAATCGAATGGTTGGGGCCAACTTGACTTACGTTGGCTTTGATGAGTTCGACACAGTAAAGACTAAGCAAGCTATTAAATGCTACCAGAAAGCTATTGGAAGGCTTAGGGGTAACGATACGCCGCAACTTTACATTGTAACTACCCCAGAAGGCTTCAAAGCAACTTACAAAATATTTGTTGAAGATAAGAAAGACTCGCAAGAGATACTTCACGCGAAAACAACTGATAACCACTTCTTACCCCCGACTTACTTAAAGCTTCTCGAAGAGCAGTACGACCCCAAATTATTAAAAGCATACATGAATGGTGAATTTGTCAATCTAACATCTGGAAGCGTTTATTACTCATTTGACAGAGCTAAGTACGTGTTAAAGAAGCCTAAAATCGTAATGAATGGCTTTCCAATCAATATCTGCATTGATTTCAATGTTTACCCGTTTTCTTTAAGCTGGAATCAAGTTTTAGCTGATGATAACGTCATATTTCTAGGCGAATGGGTTAGTAAATCTCACAGTAACACAGAAGAAGCTTGTGATGCACTCATTGCTGCCTTACCGAAAGATGCTGACCTAGTTATCTACGGGGATGCTTCTGGCCGTAATGGCTCTACGAGTAGTAATGTTACCAACTACCAAATTATTGATCTTAAGCTAAAGGCTTATTTTAACAGCGTAAATTATCAAGTTCCGACATCAAATCCAGCGGTAAAAGATAGGATCAACTGCGTAAATACAAAACTTTCTAAAAATCATGTTGCTTTTAATCCTTCATGCGAAAAGTTGATTCAGGATTTCGAGCAAGTAGTTTGGAATGAGAAGGGTACTGAACTAGACAAAGCTGATATTCTACGCACTCACTCCTCTGATGGCGCAGGGTATTTCTTTGCTACAAGATACCCAATTCAGAATATGCGGATTAAGCATAAAACACGAAGCATTTAAATAATGGAAATACTAAGTAGATTCTTTTCTAGCAAAAGAAGAACTGGAAAAGGTGATTTTATCGAGCAGCAAGCTATTACCCTAACTTCCCCAGACCGCCAAAGCATAATGTCCGAGACCGCACGTAGGACTTACGCTACCGAGCTATTAGATACTTATAACGGATTTGGTTACGCTTACTTACTTAAGTACATTGAACTCAATACTTCAAATGTTAATATCAAGAAAGAGACGATAAAATCTGCTCGCTGTCTACCTTTACTGGCTTTCTTAACTGATTCAATATCGCGCGTTTACTCAACTCAACCAACTAGAAGATTTTATCTTGAGGGCAAAGAGATAATGAAAGATGATCCTAAGACACAAGAAGGAGAGACCTTTGATGCAAAGGCCAACGAAGGGAAATATATTTATGACAAAGAGCTTTACGAGACTTTAAGCGGCATTTATAGCGATGATATTAACACGTCTATTAAGCAATCTGAGAGATTTACTAATCTCCTCAATACTACTGTTTACAAGATAGTAACAGATAGCGAAGGCAACCTCAAAATGCTATTCCTACAAAATGACATTGTGCAAGTCATGACAGATGATGAAGATAATGCAGCCGCAAAGCAAATTGCTTTTATTCGCGATGTTATAAGCCCAGACATTAATCAAGCTGCGACATCTTCTGTTATCGAAAATTGGTCGAAAGATATTAGAGACACAAACGCTTCAAATTTAAATAAAATAGAGGAAGCAGCACTAAATCAAGCTGCTGAGGAGTACGAGAAGCTATTTGGAACTAAAATTAATGGCTCTGGATTTGCTCCGTTCGTAGTATTCAGAGACAGCGGTACAGCGAATAACTTCTGGGCGCAAAGGAATAATGACGTTTTTCGCTATGTTAAAGATCTAAATTTGTCGATTACTGAATTAAGATATTTAGAAAGATACTCGTCATTTGGCTTGAAATACGGCGTTAATGTAGACTTCCCTGCGGACGGAGTTGTAGATCCAATGGGGATCATGGATATTGGTATTAAAAATAATCACGTACCCGGAACTGAAAGCGGCAAAAACTATGAAATAGGTGAGTTCAAGAATGAAGGCCGCCTAAAAGAGGTAATCGACTCTCTAGTTTTCAATATCAAGATGTTATTTACTCTCTTTTCTATTCCCTTAGATGCTCTTGTTTCGACTAACTCTGTTAGAAGCGCGGAGAATAAGCAGTTAGATAACGACTCCCTTTTTGCATCTATTAACTCACAAAGAGACATTTGGAATCTTAACGAGCAGCACTTATTTAAAACAATGCAAGCTGTGCATAATAGAGACAATGATTATAAGCTTCCAGGGGGCATTGAAATGATCGTGGACTTTGAAGAGAAAAACTCTACTGATAAAGTGACCGATGATTGGCTAGTAGAGATTCAGAACAATGTGAGTACAGTTTTAGATTGGCTGTCAGATGTGCATCCAGATTTAGACCGTGATGAGCTAGTTCGTCTTCTTCAATCCAACAAAACAGTCAATGACAGTCAGAAAGAAGAGCCGCTGAGAGCTACTAATTTTGCTGAGACTAACGAGTATGGTGAGCTAATTATACCTAAAGTTATTGATAAGAACGCAGAGGAAGTCGAAGAAGAAATTGAAGAAGAAATTGAAGAAGAAATTGAAACTAATGAGTAATGACTCCATTAAATCAAAGGCTTAAAGAAACTAGGGCGATAATCAAGGGCATTGAGGACTCAGCAACCCAAATTGGGGCTGCATCAATCAAGATCAAGGATAAGGCAATTGATAAAGCTATATCTGTAAACAGAGTAAAAAAATCATATGTTGCCGCATCTCTTGTTGAAAAAGAGGTAGACAGCGCCCTGCAATCAGTCATTAAAGACACTAAGAAAGACTTTAAAGACTTCTTGAGAGCTAGTGAGAGTTACTTAATTGACGGATATGCAATCAAGCTCACTAAAGCCGACTTGGAAAATATAGCTCGCAAAGGCTCAGTCATTATTGACGATCTTGTCAGAAACACAGAGATATTAAACTCGGATCTTCAAGAGATCTTAACCCAAAATCTAGGAAAAGGAGTATCTGAAAAGAAGCTAGTAAAAAGCCTTCAAAAACTCTATCCCGCTTATGCAAGAAACGCCTCAACTGTTATTAACACGGGGCTAGGGCGTTTGTTTACGGATATGAATGTCACTAAATTTCAAGAGACAGGGCAGAAATATTATCTTTACGCTGGGCCAGATGATAAAATTACACGAGAAACACCCTGTAAGCATTGGGTAAGGCATTGGTTCCCAGTAAGCCAACTAGCTGAGGTAACGGCTATAAAAAACGGACTATATAACTGCCGCCACTCAATCATCGCAATATCAGAAGAAGAAACCAAAGATTATTCCAAATTAGAGCTATCGGCTGGCCAATAAAAGTTATTATGTAAAATTAGTTTGCTTAGTTAATTTTACATAATATTTATTATCGTAGCTTTCGGCAATTAGCGTAAAATTGCTTTTAACTCACTAAAGAGGTCAAAAATGTCTACTGAGAACTTAAATACTGAAAATAATAAGCCTGCAACTTTTAACTCTAACGAAGAGACTAAGCCAAATGATAGCGTTCCTCTTGCTAGTTTTCTTGAGCAAAAAAAGCTCACTAAAGAAATGAAAGAGAAATTAGCTGGATATGAAGCTAAGGAACTAAAAGAAGCGGAGGCAAAATTATTAGAAGAAAAGGGTTATCAAGAATTGATTCAAAGTAAATCTGATAAAATAGCTGCACTTGAAGCTGAATCAGAAAAAACTACTAAGAATTTTAAACTAAAAGACGTGCAGAATAAATTTGCTCGAGCTTTAGATAAGAATAATGCAATCAATTCTGATGATGTTCTTAAGTTAGTCGATGTTTCAGACTTACTTGACTCTGATGGAGCGGAAGCAGAAATAAATAAAAGAGTTGAAAGTTTAGTGAAGGATAAAAGTTATTTATTCGGAACAAAACCTAATACTCGAAATAGTGAAGAGAATAATACTCCTCACGCTGGAGACAGACAAATTAACAAATCTTTTAAAAAAGTTAATTTAGCTGAAGCAGCATTAAACAACGCTTTTAAATTAAATAAATAAACAAAATGACTCAAAATACTTACGATTTAAATAACCCAGTAAGGGACGTTTCAGAAGCTTTCGACCTTCTAGTTGCTGAAAGACCTTCTTTCTTGAATCTCTTAGGCGGACTAGGAACTACTTACGACTTGTCAGGATTGAATCCAGTTGTGACAAACAATAAATATGAGTGGATCAATGAATCTTTGGAGCAGTTCAAAGGCTTCGTCCTTGGTTTTGGTACTGACGGTGATGGCACTTCACTAGAATTATCTTCAACTGCTGGCATTCAAGCTGGCTCGATCTTACGCTTTACTGCTAATGATGGTTCTAGTAAGAGTGAGTTAGTGTTAGTTGATTCTGTTGATTCCGCAAGCGTAATTACAGTCACTCGTGATTACGGATCTACAACCGGCGTTACTCTTATAATTAGTGATATTTACTACTTAGTATCTACTCCGAGACAAGAAAACTCTGGATCTGGCGATGCTTTCTTGCAGCAAGGTGTTGCGGCTCATAACTTTACCGAAATCTTTGATGAAGTTGCTAATCTTTCAAGATCAGCAATGGCTTCAAGATACTATGATTCTGCAGGATCATTATCAAAGCAAATCATGGCTGGTATGATTCGCTGCGCTCGTAAAATTGAATCTAGTTCGATTTTCAGTGTTCCGGTTGCTAGAACTTCTACGGCTGCTGGAAGTATGGGTGGCGTTCTTCATTACATTAGCGGAGTTGATGGAAACATCGTTTTTGCTGGCGGTGCAATATCTCAAGATAACATCAATGATGGTATTGAAAAGATTTACGCAAAAGGTGGATTACTTTCTCAGCCAGTAATCTTATGTTCACCAAATCAAGCTCGTAGATTATCTGCTCTGAACACTTCTGGTACCAATCCAATTGTTCAAAAATCGAACGAAGATAGAAGCTTAGGAAACTATGTAACTAACTTTGTTGGCGATTTACCGATTGATGGTTCAGCAGTTAATGCTCAGATTTTCTCTTCTCAAAGCATGGCTAAAGATCAAATCGCTGTGTTAGACATGGATTTGATTAATCTGAAAGTTATGTCAGGATTATCTTCTAAAGATGCGACTGCTAACGGTACTGATGGTCGTTCAGAAAGACTATTGACCGAACTAACTCTAGAAGTTAAAAGTGGTGACGCTGCTCACGCTTTAATAACTGGATTAACTATTTAATTTGTTAGGGGGGTGATAACTTGCCCCCCTTCTTAAAAAAGGATTTATGAAATTTACAAATACTTACACAAAAACTGGATCTTTCAGATTTGAAGGCTCTTCAATAGACTTTAAAGGCCCTATTGAAGCCGAAGGTAAGCTTGCTAAATATTTAGAAGCTTGTAATGGCTGGGAATGCTTAGAAGCTCCTCTTAGCGAGTTAGACAGCTTAAGAGCTGAGGCAAAAGAGCTTGGACTTACTATACATCATGCATCTAAAGAAACTAAAATTAGAGAAAAAATTGAAGCTCACAAGAGCGGCTTAAACGTACAAAAATCATAACATGACAAAGCTATTCGACAAAATTATAGGCACTACAACTAGCTTCGATGGAAATAGTGTGTCGGATAGCACCGCATCTTGGACTGTTGATTTTTATAAGGATTGGCAAGTGGTAATAGATGGTACTGAATATCAGATCACAGCTAACACAGCGACCAGCCTTTCCTTTTCAAACTCAATAGCCGGAAATACTACGTACTCTATTGATTTTATTGGAAGGAACTCTCTAACAGAAATCGAGGGTGATGCTTCTAATCAGACTAAGATTACAGATGCTTTGATTCTCAAAAAGTACAATCAAGCTAACAATGACATCACGAACAAAGTTTTTTCATATTTAAAAAATCTCTACAAGACTGATTTTGATCCCTTGGCTAATATCTTGAACTTAGCGCAAATGCAACAAAGTTTCTCTTATTATGTTCTAGCAAAAATCTATCAAGATTTATCAATAGATCAAGAATCATTCGAAGCTTTCAAAGGTTACAATATGTATGAAAAAAGCTACATTGACACAGTTAAAGACTCTCTAGCGTTACTACAAATTGATTTAGACAAGAACGGAGTAGCTGATGCTGATGAGCTTAACTCTTATGTCTCAAACTCTGTTTTCTTGACTCGATGATTTCACTTAAAAGAAACGGCAATTTTAAACATGTTTTGGAGCGAGTAGAGCTAATCGACAAA